ATTTGATCCTCATAGTCGCATTATCTTACGCAATGGATTTTCAACCCGTGCTAACGATATAATTCTTGAGCCAAAGCAAATCATTGATTCTTTTGTTAATTATGAAGATATTAATTGTGATTTTGGTGCTTTCTTGTTACCTAAAACAGTTCATGAACATTCTAGTATTGTCCACCATTTTATTCCGAACGCTTCTTATGCGGATAAATTGGATTGGCAGATTAAGATGCTTACTCCCACTATTTATAGAGGTATTATTACTGTTGAACGAGTCATGGTTCATTCTAAAATTTTAGAGAAAGTTCTTATTGAACCACCTTATGGTGATTCTTATACTGTTCCTTTGGCCATGCAATATCAAGCTTATACTCAAAAAGGTGATTGTGGTAGTCCTGTTCTTGCTGTTGATCCTTCAATTGGTTCTGGCCGAATTGTTGGTGTTCATATAGCAGGTACCACTAGTGGTTTGGGACTTTGTACAATTATAACTAAGGAGCAGATTTTGAATTTATTGGGCAAATTTAAGGACGTATTCCCTCCTTCTGATGAAATACGTTTTAAAGCCCAATGTTTTGATGCTCCTTGTGATGGTAACTTTGTCCCTTACTTCAGAGATGAAAATTGTGTTCATACTCCACCTTCGACTCTTCGTCGGTCTGAATTGTATGGTAAATGGTCTGAACCTCTGACCTGCCCTGCTTTATTGAAACCCACTAGAATTGATGGTGAGCTTATAGATCCACGCCGTAATGCTATTTCGCGTTATGGCTCTTGTCCTAGAAATATAGATGTAGATTTAGCACATACTTGTGCTATTGCTACTTTTGCTCATATTAATACTCATTCAAATGTTCGTGAACGGCGTAAGCCACGTGTTTTTGATTTTCAAACTGCTGTTGCTGGTATTCCTGGCAACAAATATTGTAACTCTATTCCGCGTGGTACTAGTGCTGGTTACCCTTATTCATTAAACCCTAAGCCTGGTTATCCAGGTAAAAAGTGGTTTTTTGGTAAGGCTGATGAGTTTGATTTTTCTAGTCCCCAATGTAAAGACCTCCAACGTCAAGTTGAAACGGTTATTCGTTCTGCTTCTGAAGGTGTTCGTTCACTTCATATATTTGTTGACAATTTAAAAGATGAGCGCCGTC